CTAAGCTGTCAAGGTTGTCAAGACTACTTTCTAATATCATATTTATGTATTTAGACAGTGACAGGTATTCGGGCTTTTTTTCTTTTAATTTAGCCTCTGTTACTTCTGAAATAGTAACTGTAATTCGTTTCATCATAATGATGCAATGTGATGCAAAAGTATGCAGTTTGCATCATTACGCATCACCCTGTGGAAAACAAGTTTTATTTACATATGAATATATGATCTTGACATGATCATATGTATTAGAGATATTTAAATTATGAAAGTAAATCAAAAAGATCTGTCTGAACTTTTCAAAGAACATCAACAAGATGTACAGACAATAGAAGGTGGCTTTAAATCCAAATACATGACATGGGCTAAAGTCGCATCAATCATGAACAAAGAATGTCCTGGTTGGTCGCATCATTGCAGAATGAATCCATCAGATGGTCATCCATTATTTGATGCACCAGATGGTTCTATGTATTTTGTTTTTTATTTTAAAGATCCAGAAAACAATGAGTATGGTGACTTTATTTATCCATTGATGTCAAAAAACAAACAGAATGCATTAAAAAGAAATCAGATACACGCAAGAGTCATATCTGATCATCAACGTAGAGGTTATGTTGCTCATTGTTGTCACCAATTTGGATTGTTTCATCAGCTATGGAGCAAAGAAGAAATAGAAGACAACGAACCACATTTAAAAGTTGTACCTCAAACCGAGCCTAAACCAGAACCTATCAAGAAAAATCAGTACAGCAGCGAAGAGCTAGTTAGCATGATTATGAATGAACTTAACCTTAAAATGAAAGATGACGAGCAGAAAAGGTTATGGGTATTGTCTAAGGCTAATCAGTACAAAATTACTGGTAATGGATCTAAACTACAACAAATGACAGTTTTGCAACTTAAAAACTGTCTTAAGGAGTTAGAAGATGGAAAATTCTAAAGAGTTTCCAAAAGTCCGTATTAATGCACTTATTGATCGCAAAGCATATAAAAAAATGCAACAAGAAGTGCAGAAAAGATATATTACTGACAAAAAAGTAACTATGTCCTCGTTAACAAACGAGATTATCCTTGCCCACTATCACATTCTTTAATTATGGAAAACAAGTATGAAAGCGTTTTTAAAGCAAACTTTAGTTTATTTAAAAATGAAAAACCTGATCATCTAGGAACTATGGAATTGTTACTGCAAGATGCTATGGCATTAGCAGAATGGATTACAAGTCAAGAAGGTGAGCAAAACTATCGTGGCGATATGGTTGTAAAAATTCCTATAAAAGGATGGAACAAAGAAACAAAATCGGGTAAACCTTGGATTAGTGGAATAATGTCTGTAGATAAACAAGAAGGAGGTAAAAAAAGTGAATATCCGTTTTGATTGGCGTTTATTTTTATATAAATTACTTACAACAAAACAGCAGAAAGCTTTTGCTAATTTAAAAACAAGACGTTATGACCCTAACTAATTTTTATTAATACGTTTGTTGAGGGCTGACAGTAGTTTGTTCAGCCTTATTACAAAAAACAATGCTACGGATATAAAAAAGTTTTTTATCATTCTACGCAACACCCACCAGTGTATTATTTTTGCCTGTTCTGCTTTTGCAATCGTTACATGAGCTTCTGCTAATTCTTGTAAAGTTGCTGCAAGAATCGCATCTCTTTTTGCATTGTTACGCAATAAACTAACGCAATATCTTTTTACATAATCTATGTCAGGGTTGTCTTCTATTTCTCTACAACGCATTTCAGTAGATAGTTGTAGTTCTATAGGAGGCTCTTCTGCAAAGATTACAAATTTATCTTTCATATGTTTCTACCAGGAAACAATTGATGTTCAAGAAAATCTACAGCTTGATCATCAAGTTCATTCGATGTTTGCTTACATATAGAACGAAGCAAATCTACTATAAGCTGTTTGACCGCTGATGACGAAAAAAACTTAAGTAGTATTGGTTTTAATACTTTTAACATGGATAGTTTTGTGTTACTTCCCAAACATAACAGTATTTGCTAAATTTGGCATACAGCTGTCTACTTAAGCAATGGTCATCTGCTTACTCCTCACTTACTAAGGCAGTTTTCTTAATATGGAAGAACAAGAAGAAAAAGAAGGTAATGGTCTTATTGCCAATGTGGTTCAGATGATTATACTTTTTTGGAGTTTAGGGGTCATTTCTTGGTCATACTTTAACCCCAATCCTACTCGTCAAATTGATACCACCTTCGCGGCTGGATTATTGTCGGCTGTAACTGCCCAGTACGGCTTAAATATAAAGAAAAATGGTGACAAAAAAAAAGTAAATGGTAATGTTAAGATAGTTGACAATAAAGATTCAAAAGTTGGAGTTGTAAAAAAATGAAAAAATTACTATTATTAGGTTTATTTTTACTTACACCTTGTTATGCAAATGGTACTCCTACTTGGACTACTGGCTCTAGCAACAGAACTGAAAATACTACTCAGACGATAACTCGTAGCATAGTTACTGAAAAATATGGGTCTACGATTAATACTTGGGAAGCATCTAATATTTCTGTAGCTGCATCTGCTGGTATAGCTGGCGGTGATGCAGTATTTACTGTTGCAGATACTTCAAAAGATTGGTCACTTAATGTAACCACAAGAGCAGCAGGTTTAATGATAGAAAAGATTACACAGAATGACACGATTAACACTACTAGCGTTATCACTTCTTTGTCTGTCTTTAGTCAGTAATAAAGCAAAAGCCGAAGGGGATACCAACGTACAGGCTCAACCCAATGCTGTTGGTAATTCTAGTATTATCAATCAGAATATGAATGTTAATAATGGAATGACAGGTAAACTACAATTTGGAAATCTGGTTTGCAGTCAACCTACTATGGCAATAACACCTTTTTATACAGGAAACGATGCACAAGGTCAAGATACTTATAGTATTAACGAAGGATGGGGAGCGCAAATAAGTTGGATGATACCGCTAGGATCTAATAACGAAACGTGTACTGAGTTAGCAAAAGTAAAGCTAAAGTTAGCCATAGAAGAACTAGACAAACAAGAGCATGATAAGCAATTAGTGAGAGTTTTAAAGTGTTCACAACTGCACGCAGCAGGTTATATGATTAATCCTGTCTCTAAATACGCATACATATGTAACGATGTCATTAATATACGAAGTTATGTTAAAGCTAATCCAGAAAAATTTAAGTAGCTAGTTTAGACACCACATAAGTTACCCAGTACAGGTATGTGAACTCTAGCTACCTTTTTTATTATCAATCTTTTCTTTGACATTTGCGACTTCTTTTTTAAGAACTTTCTTAAATATTTTTGTCATTAGTTTTTTTAGTTGATTTACAATGCTTTGTAAAATTAATGACCCACCAATTGCTGCTGTTGCACTAACCCCACTAGCTATCACACTGCTAGCTATTACTTCTGGGGCAGGTACTGGAAATTCATAATTTATAAATGGTATATTAAACGTAGCTACAGGTTCATCTATTGAAGTATTTTCTAGGTTTTTTGGCAGGTTTGTCGGTATCTGCTCTGGGCTTATACCTTGCACTTTCTCATTTGAAGACTTTTCTTCTGAATAAGTATTTGCCTGATCTTCTGCCAATCCCGACTGAACTTGTTCCAGAGAAGGTAAAAGAATTGGATCTAAATAAGGTTCCTCTACCACAGGTGGATAAAAAATTGTTTTAGGCGGCTTGAGAATATAATCTGTATTTGGTAAGTTTGGGTATATTATTTCATCCATAAATGGTTAAAGAAGCAATCCTTAAAGCATTTCGTCATGTACTTATTATATCAGCACTATTAATTCTGCCATCTATCTATCCTTTGTACTTAATGACAGGGATAGTAAATAGACAAATTCAGCAAAAAGTTAATTGATGTTATAAACAGGTATTTGAAACATTCTTACAAAATCATCTAAATCTCTTGATAAGTTTTTATTTGATTCTGATAATTGAAAATTAGAAACACCTAAAAATATACAACCAGAAAAAATTAAAAGGGATGATAAAACAATAGTTTTTGCTTTCATCTAATCTGCGGCCTCTGCTGTATTTCCTTCTGCCACCCATAAAAGGTACTTTTTGTAATCGGTGTTTGCAGGGTCAAAAGGAATATATACTTTTGGTGTTACATCGGTTCTCCAAACACCTTGAATTACTCCACCACCCAAGTTGTCAGGTAAATTTCCAGCTAATTTATAAGTCATAATTCTGCGTCATATGCTATGTATGCAGTTGCATCGTTATTTACACTGAGAGCAACCGCTTGACCTGCTGTTAAACCACTAGCAACTGTTGCAAATTGAAAAGGAGTTGCAGCGCCATTATGATAAACACCAATAGCTGTAACTGCTACATTATTGACACTAGCAGTACCATTCATTCTGAAGTTACCGCTTGAAGAAAAGCTTGGTGATGTTCTCATGGTTGGTCTTAGAGTAGGACAGTAATATGCAGTTGTAGTATTATTACAGGCCATAATTGCAGATGGTACACATATGAAATTATCATTGTGAGGGCCTTCAGGATACTGTTGATAGTATCTTTTACAAAGGTCACGCTCCTGGGCAAATGGCCTATGCTCAAAATCTGTTGCCACGCTGCCTATTTCTAATTGAACTCCTGTAAGTTCCCATGTCGCACCTTGCGTAGTTATAAAAGAATTTGAATAACTTGCATATAATTGTGAATAACTAGAATCTGCACTCCAGTTACCATCAGCAGTTCCAAAAAAACCACTACCTATTGCTAATCCCCATCTTATACCAAAGCCAGCTTCATTATTAGTTTGACTTTGCCAGTTACCACCTGTATCACCATTAATTGTAATAGTTTTTCTTTCCCAAGTGTCGGCTGAATTTATAGTGTATATATGAGGATTTGATCTGCTACCACTGCCATCATTAAAAGCTATAGGAAATGTACCTGTAACAGAAGATTTTACATAAAAACTTAAGGTTAATTTTTTTGCAGTTGATAAACCGTATGAAGCTTGTTTAACAATATCTTGTGTTTCAATTTGATATTTAAACTGTGTAAAATGATCTGCTCCCAAAGAAGAATCAACAGTAGCAACTTCCGCTTTTAAACTATGTTCAAAACCTATGTCTCTAGCTGCATTACTTTTTTGAGTAATATTTATAACATCTGCTAGACCTGAACCCCCATGTTCAAATTTAAACCTATCTGTTGCTACTTGACCAGAAGAAGCTGAATTAAAAGTCACACCACGTTGAGCCACTTGCATAGCTCCGTTAATTATTAAATTTCTATTACTTAGATTATTAGTAATATTTGCAGTGCAAGTCCCAGATGTATTATCAATACTGATAGCAGCCGTACTAGCACTTACCCCTTTTATACTGTTGACCTTAATTTCTGACATTTATTTAGCCTCCAATGCAGCAACTCTAGCCTCTAATGCTTCTCTTTTGGCTACCTCTTCTTGTAAGGCAGCAGTGAGTAAAGGAACTAATTTACTTTGATCTATCCCTTGAGGATCAATAGAACCATCTTCATTTACTGCATCTTTTTCTCCTGAAATAGCCTCTGGAACGGCTGTAACTTCATGGGCAAAAAATCCATCAACTGTTTTACTTGCATCAACTTTAAAATTAAATCTGTAAGGCTTAAGAGTTTTAAGTCTTGTTATTCCGTCAGATATTGCAGTTGCATTTTCTTTTAATCTATAATCAGAAGATGTATTATATGTTGTAGAAGAATCTGTATGTCTTATAGTTCCAACAGTATTAGTATTATTTAAAAATTGTAGGACAGTTCCATTGTCAGATGTGTTGGCTCTATTAAAAACTAATCTTGTAGTGTTATTTGCCTGTCTTGGCCTTATTGAAAGGCCATCACTATCAACCGAAGTGGTACCGATCAAAACGTTTCCAGCCGAAGTCAAACGCATACGTTCTACCGCATTTGTATAACCTGTTGTTGTTCCAGTTTTAAAAATAATACCGCCGTCAGTAGGAACACTGTTTGCTAGTATTAATTGATTATTACCTTTACCAATCATAGCTTGTTCTTGTCCACCATCTTGTCTGAAAACTATTCTTGGATTATCGTTCTCATCATTATTATCTGTATCAGCTTCAATTATTAATTCGCAATCACCAGATGTTCCAGAGTTAAGATGAAGTTTACCAGCAGGAGTTGTTCCTATACCTACATTCCCAGAAGAATCTATACGCATTTTTTCAGATTGACCAATACCAAATAAAAGGTTTGCTTCACTCTTTAAAACAATGTCGTGCTGACTTGACGTAGTTACAAAATGCCCCGAAGCTCCTGATATGCCTAATTGTCCACCTGCTGTACCAGATGCATCACGATCTAGTTTAATAGCAGTAAAATTACCTGCTGTAGCTTTTCTTAATCTTATTTGAGTATTTGAACTTGCATCACCATTTATATCTAATTGTACATCAGGGGTTGTACCTATACCAACCCGATTATTAGAAGAATCTACTTTTAAAGTGTCTGTATCAACAGTTAAATCTCCAGTAACAGCTAAGTTACCAGAAGCATCTGTTTTTGCTATTACACCATCAGCATCACTTGGTAATGTGAGAGTACGATCAGCAGCAGGGTTGGAAC